TGCCGCTTCACCACAAGCTACAACTACTCCAGTAACTAATATTTATGGTATTACAGATATTTTAAATCTTACATATAGACAAAATTATAATACTACTAATCAATCTGATACGGGTTTAACTAAAGTTGCAAGAGACGCTTATGCTGCAACAGCAAATAAAGCAGCTAATGGAACACCTTCACAATTCTGGATCCAAAGATTTATTGAGAAAGTTACAATAACAATTTACCCTTTGCCTAGCTCAACTGCTGCAGGTAATTATTTGAACGTTCATTATGTAAAAAGAATTCAAGATGTAGGAGCTTACACTAATGCAACTGATGCTCCTTATAGATTCGTTCCTGCAATGGTTGCAGGATTAACATATTATTTATCTATGAAATTTGCACCACAAAGAACACAAGAAATGAAATTATTGTATGAGGATGAATTTGCTAGAGCGTTAGCCGAAGATGGCTCTCCAGCTAGTACTTACATTACTCCTAAAGCATATTACCCAGGAGCATAACTATGGCACGATTCGCAAAAGGCAGTAGAGCATTATCTATCTCAGATAGATCAGGGGCCGAGTTCCCTTATAATGAAATGGTTAGAGAATGGAACGGTTCATGGGTACATAATTCTGAATTTGAACCTAAACAACCTCAACTACAACCTCATCCAGTAGGTGCAGATCCACAGGCCTTATTAAGAGCAAGACCTGCAAGAACAGAATTTCCAGTGCAAGATATTTTACCTAAAAATCCTTTTACAACTGCAGCTACTAGTAAAAGTGTTAGTGTTTCTTATCCTGCTAATAATTTTAATGAAGGTACAACTTATGTAAGATTTCAAGATGTTAAAAACCCAGTTGGCGGAGTAATAATTACAATTTTAGAATTATCTACAACTTTAAATGGAGCACTAAATGATACTGCTACAACAATTCCTTTAACTAATGCAGCATCTTTTCCAACATCTGGATATATTGTTATTGAAAAAGTTGATCAAGATTCTACATCATCAACTTTTGGACAATTTAAAAATGAAGTAGTTCAATACACGGGCATAGCTACAAATAGTTTAACAGGATGTACTAGAGGGACTTCAGCCCCTTACAAAGGAAACATACCTCCAGCTACAACTGCAGGTTCACATAATACTTTAGCAAAAGTTTATGGATGTTATCTTGCAACAGCAGTAGCTTCTACAATAGTAGTAGGACCACTTAGTCAAACAGCTACAGTATATAATAATTTAACTTTTCCTTTAATAGCTAATGCTACAAGCACAGAAATAGGAGGCGGTTTTCAGTGTACAATTGGACCCGTTAATGATAGAGCTTAATTATGGCAGGATTATCACATTACACATATAGTACACTAGTAACAGCTATAAGAGATTATACTGAAGTAGACGCTAATGTATTTACAGAAACTATTGTTGATGGATTTATTATGGCCGCTCAACACAGAATTAATTTAGACATACCAATGGATGCAGATAGACAAGAGTGGGAAGGAACGATTGCTGCAGATGTTAATACTGTTAGAGTTCCAGCAGGTTTTTTATTTGTAAGAGGTGTAGAAGTTTTTAATTCTGTAGCTAATGCTAATGAACAGGGTCAATGGTTAGAGAGACGTGATCAAACTTTTATAAGTGAATACGTTGGAGAACTTACAGGACCAGAAGGTTCTGCTACAGGTCAAGATGTAACAGGATTACCTAGATATTATGCTATGTTTGGAGGAGCAACAGGATTATCAGATACTACTTCTGGATCTATTATAATGGCTCCTACTCCAGATGCTAATTATATTATTAAAATATATGGAAATGCATTACCCGTGGGCCTTGGTTCAGGATCCGAGGGCAATTCTACAACGTACGTGAGTAATTACTTCCCTCAAGGGTTGCTATATGCTTGTTTACTAGAAGCATTTGCCTTCTTAAAAGGACCTACAGATATGTTGACATTGTATGAACAAAAGTATAATAATGAATTACAAAAGTTTGCAGCGATGCAAATTGGAAGACGAAGAAGAGATGATTACTCAGATGGTACAATAAGAATTCCAATAGAGTCACCACCTCAATAACTAGGAGCAAAAATTTATGACAATAGCAAACAAAATCTGTAATTCATTCAAAGTAGAAATTTTAAAAGCAGTTCACAATTTTAATACATCTGGTGGAGATACTTTTAACTTAGCTTTATATACAAGTAGTGCTACTTTAAATGAAGATACAACAGTTTACATAACTTTAAACGAAGTTGCGACAGCAACTGGTTATACTGCAAAAGGAAAAGCACTTACAAGTGTAACACCAGTTTTATCAGGCGATACAGCTGTTTGTGATTTTGATAATGTCTCATGGACTTCTGCTTCATTTACATCTAGAGGATGTTTAATTTTTAATGATTCAGCAGCTAGTGATCAAGCAGTTTGTACAATAGATTTTGGTGGAGATAAAACTGTAACCAGTGGAACTTTCACAATTGAATTTCCAGCACCTAATGCAGGTACAGCAATTATCGGTATAGCATAAGGAGGAATTCCTTATGGCAAATACTTGGGGCGCATCCGGAACAACTTGGGGACAAAACTCTTGGGGTGATCAAGGAACCGTTACAATATCTTTAACAGGACAATCTTCAACAACAGCACTCGGTACAGTTACACCTTTTAATGAATTAGGTTGGGGCTCTGATACATGGGGAACAGAAAACTGGGGCCAGTCAGGTCTTACATTTCCGATTAGTGGAGTTTCAGCAACTACATCAGTAGGAACATTAAATGTTGTTTATTATCCTGGTTGGGGAACTTTAGATTGGGGAGAAAATGGTTGGGGAAGTGTTGACGCAGCCCAATATACTTTAACAGGACTTTCAGCAACAGCTGCAGTTGGTGCAATTGCGCCGGCAGATGTAATGGGATTAACAGGACTTGCAGCAACATCAGCAGTTGGTGCTTTATCTCCTCAAACAGATAATACAACAGTACTAAGTGGTCAAGCAGCAACAGCTGCAGTAGGTGCAATTATTATTGGAGAAGGTGTTCCTATAAGTGGACTTACAGCAACAGCTGCATTGGGTACTCCAACTGTAAGATCATATTCTACAATAACTTTAACAGGACTTGGATTAACAGGTACTCCAGGTGCAATAACTATTTCATCTAATCCAACAATTCAACCTACAGGATTATCATTAACTTCTGCTGTAGGTGCAATTACTCCACCGGATCAAACAATGGGATTAACAGGAGTGTCAGCAATTTCTGCAGTAGGAGCTATTGACCCAGCTGATCAAACAATGGGATTGACTGGATTATCAGCAACTGTTACACTTTCTCCTATTGGTGTAGCACCTATAGGATGGGGACGTGTTACAGCTGATCAAACAGGTAACTATAGTAAAACAACTGCTACTCAAACAGGTAATTGGACTAGAAAAACCACTTAATGTATGTTGACAATATGGATAAAACAAAATATAAATTAAGTATATAATTAGGAGAACAAAATTTTATGACATCAGCTTATACAGGTCTTGGCGTTGAATTAATGGTAACGGGTGAAAACGCTGGTAACTGGGGAACAAAAACAAATACAAATTTAAACATTATAGAACAAATATCTGGTGGTTATCTTTCTGTTGCAGTTAACGGAACTGGAGATACACCTATAGTAGTTTCAGATGGAGCAGCAACATCAGGCAATCAAGTTGCTCACAGAGTAATTGAATTAACAGGTACTATTACAGGAAACATTACTGTATCACTTCCTCTTGATGTTGAAAATTTTTATTTTATAAAAAATAGTACATCGGGTGTTAAGACAGTAGAATTTCAATATATTACGGGTTCAGGAACAAGTGTTACTTGGGCAACAGGATCAAAAACTTGGAAATTAATTTCTGCAAAAGCAGATGATGCAGTTAATCCAAATTTAATCGAGATGGATATAGATACAACTGTATCCCCCGCAGGAACAACAGGACAAGTTCAAGTTAATAGTTCTGGTGCTTTTGGCGCTATTGCTGAGGGAGCTTCAGGCCAATTAATGACTTCAAATGGTACAGGAGCAGCTCCAACATTTCAAGCAAATACTGGAGTATCAACAGGAAAAGCTATTGCAATGGCAATGATTTTCGGATAAAAAACAACTATAGGAAATAAAAAATTATGGCAAACCCAAATATAGTAAACGTAGCAACAATTAATGGTGAGTCGCAAGGACTTGCTTTAGGAACAGGTGATTCAAATGTTATCATCGCAGCAATTAGTGCTGACACAGTTGTTAAAATAAACAGAATTACAGTAGCAAATGTTGATGGTTCAGTAGCAACAGACGTTAATATTAAAGTTGTTAAAGCAGCCTTTACTTCTGCAGCAACAGGTGCATTAGGAAATGTCGGAACAATTTATTTAGCAAAAACAATTTCAGTACCAGCAGACTCATCTTTAGTCTTGCTAGATACACCTATTTATATGCAGACAGGTGATGCACTTCAAGGTGGAGCTAGTGTAGCTAGTGATCTAGAAGTATTTGTATCATACGACGTAATAGCATAGGGGTTTTTAATTATGGCACACTTTGCAGAATTAGATAATAATGGTAAAGTACTAAGAGTAGTTGTTGTAGGAAATGATATTTCAGTAAACGGTGGAACTCTAGAAAATAATGACATGCACATTGATGGTGAAACATGGTGTGCTAATTTTTTTAAAGGTGGCACTTGGAAACAAACTTCTTATAATAATAATTTTAGAAAACAATATTGTGGAACAAATTTTACTTATGACTCTGCAAAAGACAAATTTATAGAACCTCAACCTTTTACTTCATGGGCATTAGATGCTAATGATAATTGGCAAGCACCAGTAACTTATCCAACAATAGTTACTTATGAAGATCCTTCAGGAGCAGTTTATGTTGATGGAGATAAAATACCTTCCAATAAGGAAATAGGAGATATTAAAATAATAGGATACGGTTTAAGTTGGGATGAAGCAGCTCAGAGATGGACTGCAAACGATTCAGAAGACCCACAAAATTTATTTAATTGGGATGCATCAGCTTTAGCTTGGGTATCCGCATAAGGAGAATTAAGTTATGACAAAGACACCTTCAAACGGCGGTATAATCGGAGTAGATAACGCAGCTACTTTTCCTGCTGCACCCGGTTCATGGTCTATGCCATGTCAAATGTTAGCAAGGTCACAAGACAAATGGCCAACATATTTAGCCCCTATGAATAATATTGATTATTTAGTAATAGCTGGTGGTGGCGGTGGTGGTTCAGGTGGTACACCTGGTTCAATCGGTGGTGGCGGTGGTGGAGCTGGTGGATTTAGAACTTCATTTCCAGGAGGAACACAAATAAATATTTTAGGACCGCAAACAATAACAATTGGGGCGGCAGGAGCAGGTGCTCCAGTAGGTAGTAGATCTACTAAGGGTAGTAACGGTGGTGATTCAATTTTTTCAACAAAAACATCAGCAGGTGGTGGATTTGGTGGAGCCGGTGGATGCGGTCCACAAAATGATGGTGGCCCCGGTGGTTCTGGTGGTGGAGGTGGTGCTCTTCACCCTGGCAGTGGTGCTAGTACTGGTGGTACAGGTAATACTCCTCCAACAAGTGGTGATGTAAATCCGGTTCAAGGTTTTTCTGGTACCGGTAGTGTTGGTCCCGATTCTGGTGGTGCAGGTGGTGGAGCTTCTGCAGTAGGTGGAAGTGCAGCTTTCAACTGTGGTGGAGATGGTGGTGCCGGATTAGGAAATTCAATTACAGGAGCTGCAGTAACATATGGTGGTGGTGGCGGTGGTGCTGGACATACTACAGGTGGTTGTGGTGGTGCTGGTGGCGGTGGTGCTGCTGGAACTGCACCTGTTTCTCCCGCTCCTTGTGGTGGTCCGTTAGCTCCAGGAACTCCTGGTACAACAAATTTAGGTGGTGGTGGTGGTGGTTCTTGCAACAATCCTTTATACGGTACTGGAAATGCAGGTGCTGGTGGTTCAGGTATAGTAATTCTTAGATATGCTGCAGCATGTGCTCCAGCAGGTGTGGCAGTTTCTCCAGGAGCTAATACAATAACAACTGCACCTTGTTCTCCTGGTCACAGATTGGCTACCTTTACGGTTAGTGGAACATTCGACGTTTAATTATCCTTTACAAATAATTAAAAATCATTTATACTTATTGCATAAAGACATATGCAGTTACAAAATTATTACTATTGGTTTAAAGATGCCATACCTCATCATGTTTGTGATGACATTGTTCGTTATGGAAAATCTATTAAAGATCAAATGGCAGTTACGGGTGGAGTAGGCAATAAAAAATTAAATAAAAAAGAAGTACAAGATTTAAAAAAGAAAAGAGATTCAGATGTAGTTTGGTTAGATGAACGTTGGATTTATAAAGAAATACATCCATATATTCTCCAAGCTAATATAGATGCCGGTTGGAATTTTCAATGGGATTATTCTGAAAACTGTCAATTTACAAAATATAAAAAAGGTCAGTACTATGATTGGCATTGTGATAGTTGGGAAAAACCCTATGATAAACCCAACACCTTTTCACATGGCAAACGAAGAAAGTTATCCGTAACTCTATCTTTATCTGATGAAAAAGACTACAGTGGGGGTGAACTAGAGTTTGATTATAGAAATCACGACCCAGACAAAAAAGCAAATACTCATGTATTAAAAGAAATAAGATCTAAAGGTTCTTTAGTTGTATTTCCTTCTGATATATGGCATAGAGTTAAACCGGTTAAACGTGGTGTTAGACATAGTCTAGTAATCTGGAACCTTGGATGGCCATTAAAATAAGAAAGATATGAAAAAGAAAAAAATTAAAAAACCTAGTTACCCCAAACAGTTAAATAGAGAAGATTATTTTAAATGTCCTATTTGGTTTGCAGATGCACCAGAGTTTGAGAAGAAATTAAACAATGCTTCTGATAAATATATTGAAGCGTCTAAGAAAACTTTAAAACCAGCAATAGATAAACGTAATAAAGAGTTCGGGGATAAAGGAGACATGGGTCATGTATTCCATTCAACATCTTTGATTGGAGATCCTGATTTTTTAGAATTACAAAATTATATTGG